CCGGCCCTCGGTGTCAATGCCGCCGAGTGCCGCCGCACGCATGATCTCCGCGCGGTTCATGAAGGTGCGGCCCTCGAAGTTCTGCGGCAGCGTCGCCACGAATGCGCCCATCGCGCGGAGGGCCTCCGCGTTATCCTGCGCGACAAGCGTCTCGCGGATGCGCCCCAGCAACCCGGAAAGCTCACTGTGCATATCGCGGATGGGCGACGAGATTGCACGGTCCAGATCGGACGCGAATGCCTCGGACGGGTCAAACCGGACGCCCCCGGCGAGCGTCACGGTGCCACTCGCGCCGCCGCGCACGATTTCAAGAAGCCCCCGTTCCGCGTCGGTCATCGTGCCGGCAAATGCCGCCGCGATGGTGACATTTCGGATCGCGGCGGTGCGGGCATTAAGCAGCAACTCGCGTTGCGCGGGCGCGACCGAGGTCAGCGCGGCGAGAACCTGCACGGTGTAGTCGCCCTGCCGCTGAAGAAGAACGCGCCGCGCCCATGGCGCCATGTCTTGCGACACGGCCGCCTCGACCATCGCGGCATAGCTGCCCGCATTGCCGAAAACGATCCGGCGAACATCCTCCGATGCGTCAAGCGCCGCGCGAACCGTGACTGCGTAGGCGCCCACGTTCCCGAGTGCGAGACGCATGGCCGCTGGGTCGATGCCCGACGCCAGCGTGGCGTTGACCACGCGCATCAGTTCCGACGACCCGGCCAGCGCAAGGCGCTTTTCGTCCGCGCCGATCTCGGCCGCTGCCACCATTCGGATCGTGCGCGTGATGCTGTCCGACGACCGCAGCGCCAGCCGGGTCAGGTCCGCGCCGAGGTCGTTGTCACCGAGATACTGGATCGTTTTGATATGCTCGCTGGCACCCTGCACCGCCAGCCACCGCAGATCGGGGGTGAGGTCCGGCGCGCGGACCGCAAACTCGATGGTGGACTCGATGCCCGCTTCGGCATTGGCTACCATGCGCCGCACGTCGGCCGGGATGTCCGCGTCCACCAGAACGTCAACGGCGACCTTCAGCCGCTCCTTGAGGTAGTCGTAGCTGAACATCTCGGCTTGCTCGATTGCCTGCTGGAGCGAGCCAAGGCGCGACTCGAAGGACGCAATATCGTCCGGGTCAATCTGGTCAGTGGACTGGAGGTAGGCGTTCAGATCGTTCAGCACGTCAAGCTGATCCTGCGCCAGCGACTCAATGACCGTGCGGCTGGCCCCCTCAAGCTCCGAGATGCCCGCCAGCAGGTTGGCCTGCGACCGCACCCGGCTCTCGATGCGCCGGAACTCCAGCGCCGTGGACGCCTGCGCGCGGGCCGACGCGAGGAAATCCTGCGCCACGCCGGGGAAATCACGTGCCGCGTCGATGTCGCCGCCGCGCGCCGCCATGAAGGTCTGCCGCAGATCGGCTCGGAGCGCGCGAAACTGCTGTCCCGGCGTGAGTGCGGAGTCGCGCGCCCCGGTCAGGTCGCGCAGGAAGTCCCTGAGCGTATCGGCTACGCGATACCAGTCCTGCGCCGCGCGGCCCGCCTCGCTTGCCACGTCGCGCACGCCTGCGATCAGCTCACTGACTGCGCCGCCCGCCTGTCCGACTAGCCCGGCGAGCACGGCGTCGAGGTTGCGCATGGCGGGCAGTAGCCGGTCGAAACTGTCGGCCAGCCCGACGAGGGTCGCATACGCCTCGCGCCCGCCCTGCGTGGTCAGGTCCAACGCGTCCACCATCGCGCGATACTGCGCCCGCGTCTCGGGCAGGCGCATATTGTGTTCAGCCAGCGCGGCCACCGCCTGCCGCTCGATGGCCGCAAGTTGTTCCGCCTCAGTGTAGAAAGAATTGAAGAAGCGCGTCGTCGCGCTGTCCATCGCCTGCAAGCCGCCGAACGCCTCGGCAAGCTGCGAGGCCATGTCGGCCCCGGCAAGCGACGCCTCGAACATCTGGTGGCCCAGCATGTCCGTAATCCGGTTCACGCCGATCAGCGCGTTCGCCAGCCGTTCCAGCGTCTCAGTCGCGGTTTCGCCCTCGCGCGCGAACTCGGACGTGCTGCGCACCATTTCCGTAACCGTTCGAGTGACGGTGCGGTAGGAGCTGTGTTGCTGGCCCCGATCCGGTAGGGTGCCCGGATCGGTCAAGACACGCTCTGTTACCTGTCGCGTTACCGCTTTCATCGAGCCGAGCGCCATTGCCGCGAACTCGTCGCCCATGCTGCCCAGCGCATCGGAGATTGCCGCCTGCTGCTCCTCCTTGCTCAACCCCTTGAGACTGACCTTGAAGCGGTGCGAGAAGCCCTCGAAGGCGTCCGCGCCGATGCCCAGGACAGACGCCGTTTCCATGATGCTGGTCTGCACCTGCCGGACGGCGCTCGTGATCGGGTCCGCGACCTCAGCCGATGCGCTGTCGTAGTCCGTGTCGCGGCTCTTGAGCAGGCCGAACAGGCGCGACGTTTCGGTCTTGCGGAATGTCTCCACGAGCGCGTCCATACCGTCCACGGTGACGCGCACGCCGCGGTCCAGCTCCTTCACCTTCTTGGAAAACAGGCCGATGACGAGGCCGACGCCTGCGATAAGCGGCATGGCCGCGCCGAGGGTCGCCATGAACCTGCCGCCTGCCAGTTTCGCGTTGGCTGCGATGTTGAACAGCCCACCGCCAGACGTGGCCGCGCCAAGCCCGCCAAGGAAGCCGGAACCCGCTCCTGCCTGCGTCGCGCCGCCCCATGTGCCGAGAAGCGAGCCCAAGAGGCCGCCGCCCGATCCGCCGCCCGCCGCCGCCGATGCCGCGCCCCCGGCGACACTACCGCCCACGCCAAGCGCAACCTTGATCGGGTTGGCAATGAGATAGGCGGCGATATCCTTCACCGTCCCGATGATGATCTGCCAGAGCCCCGCCGCGCCTTCGCGCGCACCGTCGAGCATGTAGCGCACCGCGCTATCGATCCCGCTTCCGATGGTGCTGCTGATCTGGTCCACGCCGCCGCCAAGGCTGTCCTTGACGGCTTTTTCGATTCTCTCTGCTTCGCTCAGGATGCCATCGGCAATGCCGGCCCCGGTTGCCTGCCCTGCCGCCTGTCCGCCCTTGTCGCCCGCGTTGGCAGCGGCTGCAGCGGCCTCCGTCGTCACCTTCTTTGCGGCCTCGCGCGCGCGCTGCGCGCCACCGGACGTCCCGGCTGCGATTGCGTCAGCCTGATCCTTGCCGATGGCCTCGAACTGCGCGCGATATCGCTGCGCGGCTTCAAGGCTCTCGGCCACGAAATCTGAGACGACTTCGGCAGTCGATTTCTTTCCGCTTTCCATGCCCTCAAGCACGCCGGCGGCCATGTCCGATCCCACGGCGGCGAACAGGAGCGACGGCGAGGCGGTCTGCGTTTCCGCGCGCAGGGCCGCTTCCGCGTCCCGGCCGATCTGCGCCGCGACAGCTTGTATCTGCGCCGACCCGTCGCGCATCCCGCGTGCTATTCCGCCCGTGAAGTCGAGCCCGAGATTGGCGCCAGCTTCGGTCCAGCCGCTTCCGGCTTCCCTGATTGCGTCGTCGATCCCTTTGAGCGCGGCGTCCATAGCGGGCATCCCGGCTTCGATGCCCGCGCCGAATCCTTCCGCCGCGCCCTGTCCGCCTTCGCGGAAGGACTGCTTGTAGAGACCGAACTGCCGCGCAAGCTCGTTGGCGAAGTCCTCGCGCCAGAACAGCAGGCGCTCCGCCCAAGGCGCCATGCCTGTGCGCGTGCCGGCCTCTTCGCCGCCCAACACAATGTCGTCCAGCTCGCGGAAGAAGCCGCGCACGGCTTCAAGGGCGCCTTTCCAGTCGCCCTCCACAAGCTCCTTGATGGCGTCGGCAAGCGCGCTCAGGGCCGACGCGACAAGATCGATGCCAACAGCCGCGGCGGTCACGAAGTCACCAGCCATCCGGCCAGCGAAGTTCCCGACCGAGGTAAAGACGGCCGTCATATCGCCTTCGCCCACACCGATCAGCTCACCCACCGCGCCGGCAAGGTCGCGGATGCTCGCGCCCAGATCACGCACGCTGGCAAAGGCACCCTCCACCTTCGACCAGTCGGCAATGCCGGCAAACCCCTTGGCCAGCGCCTCGAAGCCTTCAATGACATTTGCCGACAGATCGCGAGCGACCCTGACCGACGCAAGGATTAAGTCATCCAATGCTTCGGCGGCATCCTTGATCGCCTCAAGGCCCGGTAAGTCCTGCGGCAGAAGCTCTGTCAGATCGACCAGCTTAAAGGCTTCCACCGCCTCAACGATCCGGTCGAACCCGCCCGCGACGGCGTTCTCGAAGCGATCCCACGCCGCCTGCCAATCGCCCGCGCGCAGATCGTCCGTGAAAGCCGCGATCTCCGCTGCCACGTCCCTCAGCGCGGTCTGCACCGGCTCCGGCAGCGCATTGAAGGCGCTTTCCGCGATGGACAGCATCAGCCCGAACGCCGCACGCCAGTCGCCGTCGAACGCCGCGTTGACCGCGATGGCGAGGATTTCGACCTGACGCAGCATCCACTCGCCGCCGGTCTTGATATACTCCCACGCGCTGCCCATCACGTCGCGGACAATGCCGATGGCCGTCTCGATGGCACCCGCCACCGCCGGGAAGCGTTCGCGGATCGTATCCCAGTTGGAAACGAGGTAGGTGCCGACTGCGGCAGCAGCGGCGGCCGTGGCCGCGAGCGGGAACGTGAGCGCGGCAACGGCGCCAGCCGCCACACCGAAGATCGGAATAGCGGTCTCCAGGTTGTCCGCCACCATGAGAATGCTGCGCGCCAGGGTTTCGGTAACACCGCCCGCCTGATCCGCCGTGCCGACCATGGTCGTAAACTTGTTGTCGAGCACCGTCATGGCCTGGCTGATCGTCGGCACGGTGGTCTCGAACGCCTTGGACAGCGCGGCCTGTTGCGAGAGCAACGCGTCGAAGAACTCGCGGCTGCTGATCTCCCCCGCCAGCATGGCCTGACGCAGCTTGCCGATATCGCCGTTGATGCCCTCCAACCCTTTCGCCGCAGCGATCATGATAGATGGAGCGCCTTCGAGGATCGAGTTAAACTCCTCTGCCCGGACCACGCCGCCGGCCAGCGCCTGCGAAAGCTGGGTCAGGGCCCCGCTCGCCTCCTGCGCGGACGTGCCAGAGGTTGCGAGCGCGAGGCCGACCGTCTCGGTGAAGTCGGCAAGCTCTTTTTGCGATGCCCCCAAGCTTCCCGCAGTGAGGCTCAAGCGCGTGTAAAGCTGCGCCGTCGCGCGCAGCGGCGTCCGCGTGCGATTGGCAATGGTCGCAATTTGCCCGATTTGCGCTGCGGCTTCCTCGGCTGACACGCCCATTGCCCGCAGACGGTTACTCATCTGCGTGTATTCGGACGCCGCGCCAAGCGCCTTGTTGAGCGCCGCGCCAGCGCCCACCATCGCCGCCAACCCGGCCGCGGCCGACCGGAACGCGGTGCCCATGCCCCCAGCCGTCGCCGCCGCCTGCTTGCCGGTGCGCGAGAACCGATCAAGCTCCCGATCCGCGCGACGAACATCGCGGGTGTCGATATCAATGCCGAGCGTGGCTATATCCATTGCGGACACCCTTGGGAGACAAACGATGCGACGGATTTTTCTTGCGGCGGCGCTGGCCGCGTCGGCGACGGGAGCGGCGGCAATCGACTTCAGCGATGGGCCGGTCTTTGCGCGGTGCGCGCCTTACGGCGAACTCGCGCCCAACCTGACGATCTGCGAAGTCGCCTTTCCGCCGGGCACAGACTACTTGGACTACATGTGCGCCGCGCTGGACGCAGACGGCGAACCCATCGCCGCTGACTTCGCGCCGAAGATTGGCTCGCCGGGTCTAGCTTTGAACGATTTCGGCCTCAAGCTCGACCGCGCTCAACGGCTGCGGGCCGTATCCGCCACTCGTGCAGTAACCCGCGTCCCGAAGGCAGTGCAGAAGCCAGGCCGCGCGCGGGACAGGCGGCATTTCGATCCGCTCGCTTCGCGCCAGTGCCGCACCGCCGCGGGTCAGCTTGTCCTTTTCGTTGGCGCGCGACCCCCACCAGGCAGCCATGCGCGCCGCAAGGTTCAGCTCTGCTCTGCGAGCGCCAAAAAATCGTCAGGGTCGCTGGCCTCGTCCTTGAGCTGCCGCAGGATGGACGGGAACCGGGCATAGACGGCCTGCGCTGCCTCGCGCGAGAACTCCAGCTCGCCCTTGCCGTCCGTGTCAGGCATGTTTTCCCAGTCGATGGTGGCGAGCGCCCAGTTTTCGGGCTCGTAGTCCTCCGCGTTGGCGAGAAAAGCCTCGATCTCGGACTGAGACATCTTGCTCATGTCGATCGTGCCGCCGGTTTCCTTGAGACGCCGCGCGGCGGCCTTGCGCATCCGCTCCTGAAGCGTCGGGCTGTCCGGGCCGAGCACCTTGACGCGGACGGGCCGGGACTTGTCCGGGCGGCCGTCCTTGCCGGGCCAGTATGCCGGCTGCTTGCGGTCCTTGAGGTGCACCCAGGCGCCCTTTTCGGACGCGGCCTTCGTGTCGGTGAATTGGAACATTGGTGACTTTCCCTTGATGAGGTGGCTGGTGGCTGTCAGTGGCGGGCGAGGCGGCGCCACCACACCGCCCCGCCCTTACCCGTGCACGGGATCAGGGGGCTGCGACCTTCACGGTGGACTTCTCGAAGGCCAGGCCGACTTCAGCGGTGACGACGTTGCCGGTCTCGATGCCGGTGGGCATGAAGCTGGTCACGACAGCCGTCCGATAGTATTTCGTGCCGTCTTTCAGCGTCACGAGGATCGCCACCTTGTCGCCGCTGTCCTTGGCGCTTTCGAGGATGCCCTGCCCGCTGTCGTCGGGGTCGAGGCCGACCGAAAAGGTGCCTTCACCCGCGCGCATCACGTCCGCGAACTTCATTTCCTCCCCGGTGGTGAGGTCATCGAAGGTGGCAACATCGCGCGTCCCGTCGAGCGACGGAATCGAGTTGATGTAGCCCACCGAAGTGGGGGTGAGAGCCTCGAAACCCGTGCTGTCATGGGTTGCAGGCAGACTTGCAGACACGGCGAGCGCCGCGCCCACGGCTTGTTGAAGGGCCATGCTATTTCTCCATTGCTATGGCGTGGAGGCCCAAGCGGGCCGGGTATAGGCGGCGCGCGCCTATCTGGTGACGCCGGTCAGCCGATCACGGCCTGCCAGCGAATGTGCACATTGACGCGCCAATAGGCGCCGTCGTGGTATCCGTCGTCTGCATGGGGGCGGGCGATGACAATGACCTCGCCGCCGCCTGCGGTGAGCGAAAGGTCGGTCGGAAAGTGCGCGATGATGGCTTCGGCCTGTGCCTCCGCCGTCGCGGTGTAGGTTCCCTCGGGCACGAGCACGCCGACGACGAGGCGCCCGGTGAGCGTGTGCGCCGAGTGCAAGCCCAGCCTTTCGGCGGGTGACTTGACCTGCCCGACGACCCAATACGGCGCGGTTGGATTCGCCGCCTGGTTCTCCCAGACGATGGTCGTGGGCCGTCCGGGCGTGGTGGCGAGCCGGGCGCGCAGGGCGTCGGCAATGTCCGCCTCGGTCATCCGACTGCGGCCTGCGCCTTGGCGACGTTCGCCCGCACCGTCGCGGGCCACTGGTCAACGGCGCCGTCCACGAAGTGCGCGCCCGCGCGTCCCTGCGCGCCGTTGTTGACGGCGGCGGCATATGCCGCGCCCCAGCGGAAGGATGCCAGGTCTCCCGCCTCCATGCTGCCCGCAACCATGACGTAACTCTCCGGGCCGGTCAGGGCCGTGCCGCCGTGCAACGACGACGACAGCGAGCCGCGCAGGTTGCCGGTGAGCACCGGCATCCGCCCGCCCTTCGCCTTCGGTGTCTGGGCGATTGCCATCGTGTCTTGCGCCGACGCCTTGACCACCGCGTCGCGGCGGCGCTTCGTCTTCAAGGCCCATGCGCCAAGGTTCGCCATGCTGTATCGAGCCATCAGCGCCTCCTTGCCGGCAACGCGGACGCGCTCCCGTTAAATAACGTGCTTCCAAGTCTTTCTGCGACGGATCGCGTAGATCGCGTTTCTTGTAACGCCAAGGACGCGCGCCAACTGCGGCGCCGAGTCGGATGACTCTCGGATTGCCTTAACTAGTTCTGGCGTCAACTTGGCTGTATTAACTGCTTCGCCACGACGGAGCGTCCCATGAAAGGCCTTGTCCCGTTCGTTCTCTTTCCGCGTCGCCCATCTTAAATGTCGCGGATTGATGCATCCTCGGTGGCCATTGCCACACGAGTGCGCTGCTTCGTGGTTAATCGTTGGTGGCTTTCCATGAGCGAGATGGCACATGACATTCGGAGCCGATCGTAGTTCTCCATCAAAGCGAACGATTCCTCGACCGTGAGAAGCGTGAGAAAATGGCCAAACAAGGCAGTTATTGCCCTCATACAAGGCATGACGTTTTAGCCATTGTTCTCGCGATTCTCCCCCTTCCGTCGATCCCGTAGCCCGAAAACGAGTGTAATGCTTAGTGCACAAACCACGGGCATATTTCGGTCGCTCGCACCCATCAACTGCGCAAGGCGTGCCAGGCGTCGTTTCTCGATCTAGAAGACTAACAAGCGGATCGCCATGCTTCCTAAACCGCTGGTAGTGCTTCCCGCACCACCCGCGCCCACTGCCGGGCTTTGCAGCATCCCCGTTGCACCCATCAACGGCACATGTTCTGATTGGTCTAGCCATCTTCGACGCTCCTATCGTCGTTGTTGTGGTCAGGGCCGGGTCGGTGCTCCAACACCTTCTCGGCCCAATTATTCTACCTCAAGCCTTTGAAAAACGATACTGAAATTGCCATAAAACACCTGCAATTCGCCACCTCGCCCGCCGGTGCGCCGAGCGACGTGTCGCCGGGGTGCTGCATCGGGTAGCCCCCGACCGCGAACGGCTGGCCCTGCGCCCGCTCCTGCCCGTCTGCGGCGGCGTGGCTGGGGCGGGTCTTGGAGTCGCCCGTCGCGTCCCACTTGCGCGTGACCTGATCGGCCTCGATCTTGCCGCTCTCGACCAACTGGCGGATGCCTTCGTCGCGTCCCGCGCTCAACGCGGCCAGGGTCTCGGTCCGCGCGATGGTCTCGCTGCGGTAGATCAGCAGCCGCTCCGAGTAGCGCCCTGCGATCCTGTCTATCTCCTTGCGGGTCAGCGCCCGCCCCTCGCGCATCGCCTTGCGCACGGTTGGGTCAAACCGCCGGTCCCGTCGCTCGCGCGTAAAATAGTTTGCCATGCGGGCCGGATCGGCCAACTCGGCGCGCGCGTTGCGCACATAGGCCGCCTGCTGCGAGTGCAGCCCGATCATCCCCCGCACGTCGCGCGCCGTGTCGAGCGGGCTTTGCCCTGCGTCCAGACCCGCTCGGATCGTGGCGCGGATGCCCTCGCGCGTGTCCTCGGCAATCTCCTGTATCCGGCCGCTGCTCAGTTTCCGCGCCCATTCCGCTGCGACCGGGTTGCCGGGGTCGAAACCGGCGGTGATCCGGGCGCCGCGGGGCACGCCACGGGCGCGGCTCGCCTTCCTGACCGCCTCAACCTGGGCCTGCCCCGCCGCCGTGTATGTCGCCGCCAGAGAAGCGGTGACAGCGCCAAGCGCGCCGGCGTCCATGCCGATCGCCCGCATAGCAGCGGCCACGTCCTGCGCCTCTACAGCCGCCCGCAAAGCGGTCATGTCAGCCGCATCCCTCAGCCCCTTGAACGCGGCCCTGATCTCGCGCGCGAGGCGCGGCCAGCGGCGGTCGAGCTCCGAAAGGAACGCCTGGCGCTTGTCCAATCCCGCCACCTCTGCTTATCTGGACCGCTATGGACTCTGTTTCCCGCCTGTCCGCCGCGCTGGCGGCGCTTGGCAACGACACTGAACCGGCGCTCGACGCCGCGCGCGATGCGCTGCGTCGCCTGCGCCTCGCCGCAATGGCCGGGCAGACCGTCTGCCCCGTGGTGGTTCTGCTCTGCGAAACCGAGCGGGATGCGCTTTTCAACTTCGCCGCAGATACGATCCCGCGCGAGACTGTCGAAGCGGTCATCGTCGGGCTGTCCATGATGGTGCTGGACCGTGAAGGCCGGGTGCCTGATGACTACACCCCGCGCATGGGCCGACCGCGCTAGGCCCTTGCCGCCACGGTATAGAGCACCGCGTCGCCCGCCGGCGCCAGCGGCTGCACCATCGCAATGGCAAGTTCCTGCCCGCCGAACGTGATGCGATCCTCGGTGGTCGGTGCAGCCCCGGTTGCCGAGACGATCAGCTTCCGATCCGTCATACGGATCAGCGTGCCGTCAATTTCACCCTGCTGCCATTCGTCCTGCATCGCGCGCACCGGGTGTTCGGTCGGCGCGCCCTGCGTCGGGTTCCACTCCGGGCCGGTCGTGCCGCCAGGGCGCAGGATCGTCGCCTGCACCCCGACTTCGGCCAAAGCCGCGTCTACCTCTGCCGCGATTGCCGCCCAGTCCTCGGCCATGTCACACCACATAAGCGGGCGGCGCGTCGGTCGGCCCAAGAAGGCCGTCCACCAACGTCAGCACGGGATATGCCCGCCGGCCGTCGCCCGGCACGATCTGCCACTTGATGCCCTTCACCTCGGACAAGACCTTCCTCTCGCCAGAGGTGTATGTCCTGCTCATTGCCCCCGGTGACGCGAGTTCCACCGCAGCCACCAGGTATGCCGCGTTTTCCAGTTCCGCGACTTCGTTTTCCACCGCAACGCGGTAGTGCGCGCGGAGGTAGTCCCCCGCGCGCACGAGCGCCGCCGATGCTTCACTCGCCGGCGCATCGCCGGGCGCATCGTTGCCCCGTGCCGATGCGTGAGCGATGAAGTCTGCAACGCTGCCGATCATGGGTCACTCGCCTTCCTTATCGGCCGGCTTTTCCGCCTTCGGCCGCGAGCCCGACACCACGAGACGCCCCGCGGCGACCGCCCCGCGAAACGCGGGCGTGTCCACGGGCGTGCACTCGACGGTTTCTCCCGGCGCGATGGAGAGCGCGCGAACGCGCTCCCCGTCGCGGGTATTGACGATCCGCGTCGCCTTGCTGGCGTTGGTCAGCTTCTTTGCCATCAGATGCCGTCCGTGTACGACATTTCCTTGGGCAGCAGCACGTCCACGCCGCCGATACGGAATGCGCCGGGCACCTCGTAGCGGAACGGGCCGGTCTGCCACACCGGGAAGAAGCGGAAGGGCATCGGCATGTTGAGCTTCAGCACCTCGTCGCTGTTCCGATATGCGACCATCCGTGCCGTGCTGCCGTCACCCACGGTTTCCAGCCCGCGAATGCCCCGGATCGTCAGCGGCTGGCCCGTCTCCATCGTGTAGACGTTGTTGGTGCGCAGCCATTGCAGGACGGTCGTCTCGGTGTTCTCCGAGAGTTGCGTCGTGCCGATCAGGTGCATCTGCGTGTAGGGCAGGAGGATCGTGTCCGCGAGCGCGGTGTATTCCGTGCCCGTGAAAACGCCGGTGATTGCCGCGTTGACATCGGACAGGATGTTGCCCGGCGTCTTGTCTGCCCATGCGGTGCTGGAGCCCGCGCCCGTTGCCGCCGCGTCGCCCGCCGTCACGCTGGCGTTGTTGGCGATCCCGGTGAAGCCCTTCTCGGCGTCACCGAGGAACGCCACCGCGTCCACCTTCTGCTCAGCCGCACGACGCGCCGAGCGCGCCTTCGCGGCCGAAAGGTCGATGCCGAGTTGCTGCGCCTGCGCCAGCTCCTCGACGTTCCACCCATAGCCGATGCCGGCCATCGAGACGGTCGTCTCCATCTTGGCGCGCAGGATTTCCGCGCGCGGCACGTCGTCCGCGCCGGCGTTCAGCCACTCGGCCTGCCCCACGCCGTCGAGCGAGAAGTAGGTGACGGACTTGACCCACTCGGGGCCGGTCATGTCCACCGGGACGAGGCCGCGATAGCGGATTTCCGGGTAGGGCATCTCGTAGACGCGGGCGTTGATGCGCGTCGCCTGGCTGACCGCGAAGGCCATTGCCGATTGCGCATCCATCATCAGATTGGTAGGCATGTGGCCCTCCATCAAGTCAGGTTGAGCACGGCGAGGCCCGCCGCGCCGGTCGAGGTTTCCCAGACGCCCACGGCCGTGTTGCCCGAGGACGCATCGGTGAACGCACCAGACGCCGGGATGACGTAGGCAGTGCTGCCGGCCGAAACCGCCTTGCTGGCATTCACGACCACCGGGCCTTTCGTGCGGACGCGCGCGGTCGCATTCTGCGGGTAGCTGTCCTGAAGCTGCGCGCTGTCGATCACGGTCACGCCGATGAAGGCCGTGGCCGCGTCGGTCTCGATCAGGTCGATCTGCCGGTCACCCGTGCCCTGGCCCACCGCCTTGCCGAAGCCGATGCCGGCTGCGGTTTCCACGATGAGCGAGCGATCCTGCCCGGGCGTCCGCATGTCGGGGATCATGCCCTCGACAAAGGCCGCCTGCGTGGCGCTGTAGGTCGTTTGCAGAGCCATCAGTTGGCCTCCTTCTGCTCAGGGTTGAAGCTGTCCAGATACCTCTGGTACGCCTGCGCCTCCGCCGTCGCCGCGTCGGTCGCGGGCTTGCGCGAGGCGAGGGACGCGGCCACCGGATCGGGCTTGCCGGCGTCTTCGGCCAGCACGTCGAAGCGGGCCTCGATATAGGCGTCGGACTTGCCCTTGACTGCCGCATCGCCCAGCTTGTGCACGACCACGGCCTTGCGAATGTCCGCGTCGGTCAGGCCGACCGTATTCACATCCTTGGCGATGGCCTTCGCCTTGCCGATCAGGTCAGCGCGGGCCGCGACGCGGGCGTCAAGCGCCGCCTCGTCCAGTTGTTTCGCCTTCAGGTCTTCGATCTCGGCGTCCTTCTTGGCGATCTCGGCATCCTTTGCCGCGATGGCCTTTTCGTGCGCGGTCTGCGCGTCAGTGAGCGCCTGGTCGCGGTCAGCGATCACGCCCTGCAGCTTTTCCAGCGCCTGCGCGCCTGCATCGGTCGTCTCGACGGAAAGGCCGTCGATCAGGACCGTGCGAGTTTTGATGGCATCAGCCATGTTCACGTCCTTTCGGTCGATTGTCAGCGGGGAAGCGCCCCACGGCGCCCGGTCTTTCCCGGCGTCACCATCGCCAATCCTCGCACCGCGACCGGCGCGGGCGCGCGGCACGATGGCGATGTGATTGGCCTCGATGTCTCTCTGGATCGCGTCGTAGGGCTCGCCGTCGGGCGTCACCCCGTCTGCCCATTCGATCCGCGCGGCATAGCCGACGGAAAGCTCCCTCATGCCGTCCTGCACCAGCTTGACGGCCTCGGCGTCCTTGATGCGGAGGCCGACGCGCAGCCACTCGCCATCGCGCAGCACCTCGTCCAGCGCCTCGCCCACGGCGTCGTCTTTCCACGTCTCGGACGTGACCATGCGCGGAGGGTGGCCCAGCGTGATCGGAATGCCGGCGAAGGTTTCGAGCGAGGCGCGGTCGAAGACGCTGGTTTCGGGGCGATAGACGCGCACAGTCTCCATGTCCGGGCGACCCATTTCGTCGCCGGTGTAGAGCTGAACGCCCGTGCGCGCAGTGCGGGCGCGGGCTTCAAGATAGCCGGTATCGGTCACTCGCGCGTCAGCGAGCGTCATGGCGTCTGTCAGTTGCATGATCTTTACTTCTCCACCACCGTCAGCCTGACCGACTGATCCATCGTCCGCCCGCCCGCCGTGGTCACGCGATTGGTGAGCGTGTATTCGCCCAGCGTGCCGCCCGAGAGCCAGATCGTCGTGGTCGTGGTCGTGTTGCTGTTGCTGTCCTCGGTCAGCCCGTCAGGAACGATCCATGTGCTCGCGCTGATCGTGTCGCCGTCGCTGAGGCGGGCGGACCAGTCGAGTTCGTAATCGAGAACCTCGTTCGGGTCTTTATCCGGCCATGTGAGCGCCATGTCGGCCTCCTATGCGGCGAGCGCCGGAATGACGGCGGTCCTGTCTTGTGCCGGCGCACTGGCAATGCGTGCCGCCTCCGCCGTGACGACGGCCAGCCGCTCGCCTGCTGCGACAGTGACCGCCAAACGGGCCGGGCGGGCTGCTACTGCTGCCGTCCGGGACTGTGCCGCCACTGCCGCCGTCCGGGGCTGCACAGGCACGCTGGCCACCCGCGGTTGCGCCGGGACCGCCCGGCTGCGCCAAGGCGCGACCGGAACCACGAAATCCGCGCCGACTGCGCCCCCGGTGATCTCGGGCGCCCCAGCGGAGACGGTTTCGCCGGCCAGCGCGTGAGACTGCCCAAGTCTGCCGCCAGAGAGCGCTGGCGTTCCTGTCTCAAGCGCTGCGCCCGGCAGCGCGTGAGATTGACCCAGGGCGCCGCCCGTGGCGTCAGGCGCGCCGGCCTCGATCAGCCCTCCTGCCAACGCGTGAGACTGTCCTGCGGCGCCGCCAGACAGGACAGGGGCGCCGACCTCGATCAGCCCTCCTGCCACCTCGCTGACGGCCTGCAGACTGCCGCCCGTGAGGGCTGGCGCACCCGTCGCAACCTCGCCGCCCGGCACGGCATGAGCCTGCGCCAGATCACCGCCCGAAACCAGAGGCTCGCCCGACGCCACCCCTGCGCCGCCGATTGCGTGCGCCTGCGCCAGATCACCGCCGGTGAGCGCCGGAGCCCCCGACGCCACGGCGCTGCCGGGAAGCTCATGTGCTTGCCCTAGACCGCCGCCTGCAATCGTCGGCGTAGTCGATGCCTCGCCGCCGCCTATCCCGTGAGCCTGCCCAACGGCGCCGCCCGAAAGCTCCGGTGCCGCCGGTGCGATCGCCGTGCCCACCAGCCCGTGCGCCTGGGCAAGATGGCCGCCAGAGACTTCCGGCGCGCT